TTGGCTGACGAAGATGGCTTGCTCAAGCCAAGTTCATCTGTCGGTGAAGGAGTAGAAACTGTAACCGCTGATACTAGATTAGTAGACCCTGTTGCTAGAGATGATATCCGAATGGGATTAGATGTAGATACTATCGCTGAACTCAATGATGGTGTCAGCAGAGAGTATGTTATCATGTCCACGGAAGCAGCAAGTTTGCACACTGACAGAGAAGTGGGACAGAGAACCAATCTAAGAGGAGCCATGACTGGTGGCAGTCGCACATTAGGTAACTTCGATCTGACTGCTCTAAACTTCAGCACCAATCCGGTTGCTGGAATTACAAGATTCTCCAATGCACACGCATACTGGCCTTTAGGTGGTACTTATATCATGGAATGGAGCAGGCATTCAGGTGTATTAGATGTCAAGGGATGGGGGCAAACAGGTGTATCTACTTCGTCTAACCCATACCAAGATGCTAACCACGACCCTATTATACAGAATACTAATTTCACTGATTCTAAGATAGAGTTCTTGTATAGACCTGCTCAGGTATTGGACAGTAAACACATACAATTCTTCAGACCTGCACCTGTAATGAAAACTAGTGCAGACCAAGTTGGCTCTAACTTCTATAGAGCGACAGCCGGAGGCAAATATGGACTGTTCACAAGTGATGCACCAAATGCACTAACAGGTACTCCTAGCAGCCCACCATATGCACCTGTTTATTCGATTACACCTACTTCTAGTACAACAGTACCTACAAGTCAAGGGCCTAAGATTCAGGGAGTAGATGTAACAGGATATGACAAGACCGACATTCGCTCACCTGTAGCGAGGGTGGTCATGTCTGAGAACACACTTGAACACTTTAGAGCAGATGCAAGTCGCAAGTCACCTGATGATGAAGAAGGCGATTTCACTGTACAGCCGAGACACAGCCAAACACTACATCCAAAGGGTAGCGATGGTGATGCATCTTATAATACTGGAGACCATAGCGGGGAGTGAGTGAACATGGCACTAGGTAAGAATCTTGCAACTGGTCGTGCTGATGCAACACAGAATGCGATTATGAAAGTCGTGCGCAAGCCTAAGTTTGTAGATAATGGTGTTCGACATGGAGAATACACTAAGCAACAAAGCGGGTTTCTAGTGAAAGCACCTACATCTAGCGATTTCATGCCTACTCACGATCGAAAGTATTCTCTAATTGAAGAAGAAGATACCATTCGATTATTGCACAATACCAGTGTCGGGCACAGGTACACTGGTGATATTTTCGTCAACGAAGAAAAGGTCAGTAAGGTAACTGACGCCACTTTGCCTCCACTAATCATAGGTGCAGACAATCCCGACCAAGCATTAGTACCTGCTTCTATAGAAGCCAGCAACAAAGGCTCACGCTACCGCCTTGGAAATCTGAAAGGCTCAGAATTAAAACAAATTGGTTTTACCGACAAAAAGGTACGGATTGGACAGAAAGCAAATGTCGGTTTACGCACTACTGATTTAGTCGGCAGGTTAGCCAAAGCCAGTACTAACTCACTAAACGGATTATCTATCAAAAATCCAAGTGGTACTTTCGTAGCACAGGACTTCTATGGTGTAGACGGTGTTAGTGCTATGCGATTCTTAGCAAAACATGACGGGTACAATGTCAGTACAGATCAGTTTGGCAACTTACATTACTCTCATCAGCAAAAGCACGGCAGAGAACACATAGTTACGCAGACAATGGTTTCTGAAGGCTCTATTGAATCTGAGGGGAAAAGTACACTCAACCGTGTAGTAGTGCGGGGAAAAGTCCGTGCTAATAACGACCAAAATGTAGTGCAAGTTGACGACTTCGGGCCGCAAAAGGACACGGTGAATGAGATACCGGGTGGCATTTATGCACCTACAGCAGTAACCAAAGCCAGTGCTAAGGCAATCGGGCGAAGGTTACTATCTATGGCAAAGAAAGCAGAAGGTAATGAGAAGTTGAGGGGCACACTCATGTCAAGCAGAGTACAGCCGGGGGATGTAATCTCATACGAAACCATCACCGACTCTGAAAGGAAGATAGTTTTGTCTACTAGGCACTATTTGACACAGCGCAAATCAGACATAGACATCAATTCCGTTGACGGCTCTATAGAGGATATACTACAGCGCTTCCAAGAAGTAGACATCAGTTCCAGCACCCGTGATAACGAAGAGAGAAACAGGCAGTTCAGCCAAGAAGAGTTTGCAACGGCGTTTGGTTTCAAAGTTAAAATTAGTTGGCGTGTAGAAACTAGAGATGTCAAAGATCCAACTGCAGGTATCGTGATTGGCGTACCTAATAGAAACACAGTGCATGGTAGAATGCACTTGAAGTCTACAGGAATACTAATCAATAACGGTGGAGGTTACGCTATCGGCACTACCAACTTCACTACTGACGGTACCAATGCAAACTCGATATTCACTTCAAGTGTAATTAGTGATGGTAGAGCAGATGCATTTGTCTACAAGGCTAATGGTAACCTGCTAGGTAAAGTGAGCAGTGCTGGTACTACATCTGTAGTAATTGCAACTGCTTCGCCTCATGCTGTTGATAACAATGAAGAACTATTCCAAATCTCTACAGATTCGCTACCTGAGTCTGCAAACGACCATCTGAAGATAAAGATGAACAAAGGCACATTCTCAAACAGAAGGAGGGGCTGATATGCCACTATTAAACCAAGGAACAAGATATGTAATTGACACGCTGAAAGACAGAATCAATCAAGTGGTGTTTGGATTTGGAGGAACACTGGCTACCCAAGATGATGCAGGGGCCGCACAGCCAGCGATCGTAGTCACACCCGTGGTTAGAGTCATTGACGACCATAGTTTGTCAGTAGAAGCCAAGGTGCCACTAAGTAGCACTTTCAGCACTCCTTTGAAAGAAGTAGTTATACAGTACAAAAACCCCTCAGATGCAACCGATACTACGGCCATAGCAAGATATACATATGATTCAATAACTAAGACGAGCAACAATGAAATTGTATTCTCGGCAATTATTGAGGTGACACCATGACGAACCCAAAGGCAGGACATATGGCCGCTGCAGGTATGAGTAGCAGCGCAGAAGGATTGAAAGACGGAGATGGCCTATCATCTCCTAGTTTGACTAACCCATACGAAGGAATACACGGCAACGGTATCATTCGTATGTCTGATACAGCAGTGGGCACTGCTCTAAGAAACAGCATAGCGGCATCCACACCCGGATTCATAGAAACTGCATCATCAGGTGTAGTCACTATCCACGGTGGATGGTGTGTACTGGACGGTGCACTTTACAAGTTCGCAGGCGGGCCGGGTGCTACCCAGCAAATCACAATAGGTGCAACTGGTACAGCCAACTTCAATGGCTCACTTCCAGCAGTTCCTACAGCAAATAGCGATGTGTTTGTAGTAGTCTATATCTGCTCAGATAGCGGCACAACTGCTAGAATTAGATATGAAATGGGTACACCAGTGGTACCTTCACAGGGTACACCGCTGATACCATCAGGATTCTTGTCTAATCCTTCTATCGGTAACACCCGTAGCAATCACCAATCGATTGTTTTAGGCGTTTTGCGCTACACGATGACAGGTGGAGCAGCAAATGTAACTGCTTCTCTCAACGCCAGCCCAGTGTTGCACGACAGGCGGGTTTTCATCAGAACCAGCCCTGTCTATTTACAGCATATGACAAAGGGTGGCATAACGACAGGCACTGGGTTCCACACTGCCGGTAATGCCATAGATTCTCACACCGATCTTGCCGCACTTTACGGCTCGCCTGAATCCGGTGATTTGACTAACAGTGAGTTTGGGGCTATTTGGCAAAGTCATACCCCTGACTCCCATTCTATGCTCTATTATGCCGCATCTAAGACATTGGGCGGCACCAAGGCAATGCACACGCATAGGCTCGGACCCAATGAGTTGAGTATAGTGACCGCTAATACCTCATTCACCTTCGATCAAGCGAACATATGGCTAGTCAATCCCAATGGAGGTAGCGCACACGCTACACTCACACCTAGCGGTACATTCCCACCGGGTCATGTGATTGAAATTAGGAACATATCTACCAGTGGCTCTTACAATACGGTATTCAACGCTAAGACAGACAATGCCAGCGCCGCCAACATCAACATAGCCAACGGTAAGTATGCTAGATTCGCATACGATGGTACCGATTGGCACTTGCTAATACTACAGGCCTGATAATATGGGTAAATTACTCACTGAATTGCAGATAGAATGCGTTAATTGTAACGAGAAAAGCATTCCCCTTGTAATTAGAGGCGTTTACTTTTCCGGCAAAGGTACGACAATTCAGGAATGTCCGATTTGCGGGCATATGTCCAAATTGGGTGAAAAGTCGTTACCCAAATCTAAGTCTAGCAAGGCCCGCAGGTTCCCCTACGGGCGCTTTGCTAGAGAATTAGTTACTGCTTCTCGTCAGTAATCACTCGCCACGCTTGCCGATGATGTCATCGATGCGCAGGATGCTGATAGTGACTTCACTTGCAGACTGAATGGCCTGCTTGACTAGATTCAGTGGTTCCCATACATCGGCACTCTTCATTGACATGGTGCCCCCGTTTTCAATATCGGGGCCATAATCGATGTTACCTGATAAGTGCTCATTTCTGAGTGCCAGCACAGTGTCCAGTGGATCGTGGCCTGCATTCTCAGCGATAGTAGCAGGGATTGTTTCTAGTGCGTCTGCAAAGGCATCGATAGCCATTTGAGCACGACCACCAATCTCTGCCGCCCTGCTTCTTAGATTGATAGCAGAGTTGAGATATGCTGCACCTCCGCCCGGTACGACCTCAAGAGTATTGTATGCCAAGCACACGACACCAAGAGCATCTTCAAAGCCACGCTCGGTTTCATCGAGTGTCTGCTTAGTAGCACCTCTGAGGATGAGAGTAGTGACTTCACCCTTGCCTTCGACTACGACATACTTCATGTCACCAATGGCTCTGCATTCGATACCTGCATCGACAGCATCCCCTAAGTCCTCGATAGTGTGGGCTACATTTGTATTGAGAAGTAAACCTAGTGCGGTCATATCACTCTCAGGCAAACGCTGTACAACGCTGACACCAGCCTTAGCCAGTGTAGCGGCAACCACTTCATTTACATGGTCCCTAACGAATACTGCACCACCATCGGGTAGGCGCTCAATGATAGCCTCTGCCTTCTTGACCCAAATATCTCTAGTCGTGGTCTGCTGATATTGCTGATATTCAGCAGCAGATCCAAGTGATACCTGTACATTGTCCTCATTCTTCTTATTGCTGAGTCCAGTGTTGATTAGTAGTGCTTTACCTTGTAGTAGTGGCATAGCAGGTAGCATGAACTCCTTGTGTAAAACTACACCTGAGAAACATGTTGAATCCTCTAAGCCCCCACCGGGCTGACATAGGACACGGATGCGCTCAAAATCGCCTCCAGCCAATTCTGCCGCCTTTACACATAATCCACTGACATGTTCCATGGCAGATTCTAGTGATTTACCTGTGATTGAAGTCTGAGCCACATGCGTTAGGTGTGGCTTGGCTGCTTCTGACAGTGACTGAATGTGCTCGACAGCCCATTGTGCTGCTTGTCTGTAACCTTTACAGATTACATTAGGGTGTAGGCCCTTTTCAAATAGTGATTCTGTGTTACTTAGCAATTGACCTGCCAATACTACTGTACTGGTCGTACCATCGTAACACATGCTTTCTTGCGTGTTAGCGGCTTCAATTATCATCTTGGCACCGGGGTGGGAAACATCAAGTTCCTGCAGAATTGTAGCCCCATCATTCGTTACAATGACATTACCACCTCCATCTACCATCATCTTGTCCATTCCCGCCGGACCTAGCGTCGTTCTAACCGTGTCTGCGATTGCTTTCGCAGCACGAATGTTTAGGCTCTGTGCTGTTTGTTGTTGCTCTCCGTTGTTTACCATTCTACATCAAACTCCATTGGTATTTCTTCATTTCTCAATCTCACCCTTATATCACCTGCGTTACTACAGCGTTGAACTAGTGAGAGTATTATGTTTGCATCTGATATGCAATCTTCAATTATTTTGACTTCGCTACCCTTTTGCCAAATTGGTGCGTATATCTCAGTGAGTAACCGAGATGTTAAATCTGTATCGTTTAGATTCATTTTCTGTCCGGTCAGTTCTTTCAAATCCTTATCGATATCTATGACATGATTTTCAATGTAATCTATCATATCGCTGGGGTTAGATTTGGTTATACCCGACCAAGATAAAGTGAGTCCGTAATCTTGAGTATTTTTCAAAACTAATATCCCTCCATTATCTACAATAAGTGCCATTTCGTCTTGTATTTTTGAGTATTCGATAGGTTTGGAATTGATATAAGGTCGATGACTAGTGTATACAGACAGGTAGTTCTCGCCAGTTATGACAACTACTTGGGGTGCATTCACTATATGCGAAAACTCACTACCGTAGGCGAATACTACAAAGTATTCGTCCTTCATTCCTCCTCACCTGACAGTGTATTTAGGCTCTCGTGCATTGCGCCCATACAGGCTAAACAAAAATCACAAAAGTCCACCTTTAGTAATCCAAAGTAACCACTGACGCCTTCTTCGTCATGTTCATACTTAGCGCCGCATAGAGTACAGGCCTTCTTCATTTATCTGCCTCCTTATTCCTATGCTCTTTGAGTAGTCGGACATACTTACTTTTCCCCTCACGGGTTTCTTCAAACAGACTTTTCCCCGCTTCGTTGTATTTGTTATTGATTCCGGGCATACTGCTCAGATTCTCGTTTTTACCGAACATTTTCATAACTTCTACTTTCTTTGCCCATCCCGGCCCACGATTGTCATTGAAGTCGTATTGCTCACAGCGCCAATAAGAGGATTTCCAACTAGCCTCTAGTTTTCTCTTGGCGGCACCTGCCATACCCACTTTAACTTCGGATTCAAGCCAGTCAATTAGATTGTGATATAGGTCATACAGTATTTCCTTAGCCATGTCAACATGGTCGCCTGTAACTACCCATACACCCTCTATCATAGCCATGTGATGTGCCAATATGTTAGTGTAATTCTGTAATCCCATGATGAAAGAAGCGCACACACCTTGTTTCTTAGGGTCCATGTTTTCTACTAAATCATAATAGTCATCAATAGCCTGATGCAGTGCCGATCTGTACGATGCATCGATTTCAAACATGTCGTACATAGCGTTCATAGCCCAACCCTCTTGTAGTTCACGGGTAGACTGAATCCATTCTTCACCACTAATGCCATTGATGTCCAAAACTCTTTGTTTCAAGCGAGTCTGCAAATCAGTGAAGAACTCAACAACTTCTTCGTAAGATACTTCAAACTCGACCCTGTTGTGTACAGCATCTGCAAGTTCATGCGCAATGTTACGCTTCATTTCAAGAGTCCAGTGCCTCCAATAAACCAACACTCTTTGGAAAATACCCTTGTCGAGTACATGCTCTTTGATACCCTGCGGAGGGAATGTAGTAATCCATAGAGATACTAACGATTCTATGGTAATCGTACCATCTTTCAAGTGCTTAGTCAAGAAGTTCCTACCTGTACCTGCAGCGTTTAGCGCTGACTGTAAGAATAGAACGGTTTGCTCTGAATGCTGTGTTGGTTTAAGGATGATAGAACCTTCATCGAAGTTCATACCCTTTGCACCCGCTAATACACCGGGCGTTTGTACTAAGTTATCATCGCCATCTCTACTCCATGAGCCGACCATGGCCGCATCTGTACCAGTTGTGTAGTCAACACAGTCTATACCCACATCTTTCATCACCTTCTGAATGATTTCAAACGCCACCGACTTACCAGTTCTAGTATCTTGAATCCAAAACATGCTAACTCTTGGATCGATGTTAGATGCACCTATTGGCATCCTAACAAATGGCAATGCCACCTGTCCTAAAATAAAGAAAAAGGACAGTAGTCCCGGTATTTCGTTATCTTTGGAAACTTCTCTAAAATGTTCTAAGTACCCTCTAAGTATTGGGTAATTTTGCATGCATTCGTAATGTTCTACGCTGTGGTCTATCATACCTTCTCTCTCCTCTTGTTATACTTCCGCTCTACTTTGACTGGTTCTTCGCTCGTCAGAACCTCAATTAATCGCTGCCGCAGAACAGAACCCATCCCCTTCACCTGTTTAACAGATTCGACATGTAACATCTCTTCTATGCAACCACACCTCTCTAGCAACTTTTCCACTAAATCTTGCCCAAAACCGGGTATTGCGAGCAACATATCCGCTCGTATGTCGTTAGTGCTCACTCTAGTGATTGCCTTTGCACCATGACTGGATGCAGAGGTGTGTAGTTTGGAATGTAATTTAGTGATGAACATAGCCGCTTCGCTGTAGTTATTGGCCCGCCATACATGACAGTCAAAATCAGCCATTATGCGAGCAATGATTCCTGTCAATGTGTTAAGTGATTTAGAATAAGTGGTTTTTCTACCTTGGTTGTTTGAAATCTTGACATACTTTGCTAGATCTCCGTGGACTACTAGGAATACTCTCTGACAATTAGCGTCTAAGTTTTCCATCTGTCGCATCAAATGCCCTGAGTATGTAGATTGGAATAAATCAGAGATGCTTTTGCACTCTATGTGTCCATCTCCTGCTTTGTAATCACCCATCCCTTGCAGAAACTCCATCTTTACAGGAATACCCTGTCTTTCTGCAGCCCTTTCAACAGCGTCCTTTAGAGGGCCTCTTTCGTTTGAATCAATTATTAGAGGTACTTTCATCTCTCTTCCACCCCATTCATTTTCCAAGTAGTGATTCTAATTCTATGCCCTCTGACATCTGTTTCACTGATAAGCCCTGTTTTTGAAAAATAAGGATATTTGGCTAGGATTTGTGCGAGCGTACCCTTTGAAGGATTTTTCTTGTAGACTCGTCCTGTTCTAGGCGATGTTTGATTTAGCAAGTAAGCATATATTTCATTCGTTGAAAGCGATTCGCCATTTTCATCAAACACTCTAAATATTCGCTTTACCATATTTCCTATGGGGTAGTAGTTTCTATTTTCTTTCATTCAACAGCCCCCGTTTTGTCCCAATATCTACACTTACCCATACACAGTCCCTTAGACCATAACATACTACAAGTTTGAGGGTAGTCTTTACCAACAATTGTACGGACTTGGTAACGGGTGACTCCTTCATCGAAATCAGCCCATTGTAGTCCCTTTATGAAAGAAACAATTTTCTCTGTGTGCGATGTCAATATGTCGGGTGTAAATCTGTCTAAAGGAAGAAAGTGTCTGAGGCGTTTTGCTAGATATTTCACCAATTGTACCCTAGAATCGTGACTAGGGTTGCCTCCTACATGACAGGCTGCTTGATTCAGACAGGGGAGTATGATTACTCCATCCATCTTGAGAGTCGGCAAATCTAGCGGCGCAGTATTCTTTTGGAATACACCCTTCTTTTCACCGGGCTTCTTAACCTGCAATTTTACACCATTCTTGCCGTATGAAACCACTCCACTTGTCGGCTCTAAGGCCTTTTCAAGGATGTGGCCTATACCACTCTCTAAATCCTCTGTGTTTAGAGGCACACTCCAGTAGCCACGCTTGGCGTTATAGGAGTTAGGAATACGAATTAACCCACTTGTGTCGAATGGTACTGCTGGGTCAGAACAGTACAGATTTAAGTCCTTAATCCAGTCATTTACTCTCCTCATACCGGCTTCTCTGATAGCCGATAAATGAGAACCACTGGCAGGGGTATATGTTTCTGATAATGCTATCCATATGTGGAAGCCCCCACCACTAAACCACACACCGTGCTCTATGTCCTTTTCTAAGAGTTCTTTATGTAGCCTGAGAGCCTGTGATAGTGGTACATCTAGTGCTACATCAGGGCGACTAGGGTTGGTAAAATCTTTAGGATCGAAATCCAAGACGAAGTGTCTGATTATCGGAGTTTGTAGATTTACTCTCTTGTGATTAGGGGCTTCTGTAGCACGATATCCATAAACAGTGGTATATGCGTTAGATACGCCATTTTTACCAGCCCAATATCGCTCAAACTCACTACTATTTCGCACTAACTTTCTGAAGCCTTTGCCTTTTTCTGTGCTTAACTCTAATACTTCTCTCGGAAAATCAAACTGTACATACATTTCACCACCTCGGCCAATAGTGCTCGCCGCCCGGTTGCCAAGCGGGGCAATCTTCAGTAAAACTGCACCAAGCACATTTACCTTGGTGTGGTTTAGGTGGGAAATGGTCATTGAAGTAAGCCTCTAACAAAGCGTCTACATCCTTTTCCAACTTGTTTGAATATGATTTGATAACTCTTTCATGCGACCAACTATCTACGAATCTGACCCCTTCCATGTCTTCTCCACATGAACCATCAGGATAGAACCAGCCCCAGTGAGTTACATTCTGTAAGGGATGGTCTGCCATCTTGAGTAAGTCAACATAGAACGCCATTTCCTTGCGCATTCCCTGCACTTTGTATTTGTCATCAGCCCACTGGTTCTTCTTTTTGTCCCACTTCTGTTTCCATTTCCCCGTCTTCAATTCCATCAGACTAATCGAGCCATCTTCGTTTTCAAAGCCACGGTCAATCATACCTGCAAAGTGTATAGGGACAGTGTGTATCTTCCCATTGTGGACAAAACTGCGTTCTGTAAATACATGAATTTCGTCTTCATTGATGACTGGTAAGAAGTTTTGACCTTGTGTGGCTTCTAGCCGATCTAACTCCCATCCCAATCTTTTGAATAATATTTCCTCTTCACCTAGAAGATAGGGTTCTTCAGGCTTAGGTAAACTTTTCACAAACAGAGAGAACGCTTCTTCTCTCTTCTTATCGTTCAGTAATTTGAGAACTTTGTCTAAGTTAG